TTGGTAATGCTCAGCAAATATAATGCGCTCTGTGCTCGGAAAAAAACTACGCAGATCAGCTTTACACGCTCTTCGCCATGGTCCTGACGGTTTAGCCCAAATAATATGATTTAAAACGTTGAACCGCTCACGAACTAATATTTCAGTATCAGCAGCTAGCTTTGAACCACAAAACATATATAAGCTACCGTTTGGTTTCAGAACCCGCCAAAATTCCGCAAGCATTTCATCAAGCCAAGATAAGTATGCAGTGACATTTTTCCACTGATTATCCCAGCTACAGCTTTTAACTTGAAAATAAGGTGGGTCAGTTGCGATTAGGTCAATGCAATTATCGGGAAGTGTCTTTATATAGCTGAGTGAGTCATCATTGATTAAATTTATACTGTTTAAAGTTACAGTGTTTTTCATAGATCAGGAGAACCTTTTTTGATAAGCTCACCTAGCTTTACGCGTAAAAGCGGTGGGCCTTGGTTTGTCCGTGACCTCTTACAACGGGCAGATGGCTGGTGGAGTGCGTCAACACCCACCAGCCGCCCATTTTCACAGTTGAATATTTTGAAATGTGTTTTCTTTGATATTTTCTACAACTAACCCTGCCATTGCTAACTGCGTTAGTATCAATTGACAGTGCGGCTGTGTTAGCCCAGTGACTTGTGAAACCTCACCAGCTGTAACAGCCTCAGTGTATGGGGTAGCCTCAAAAATGATTTTTGCTTCTTGCGTTATATCACTCTGTTTTAACATGATATTTTTAAACCCTTGGTCAGTTATTGTGCATAACTACACATGTAACTCTGACCAATCGTAACAGCAAGTCTTATGTTTATTTCAGGCATAAAAAAACCCCGCATTGCGAGGTTATAAACAATTTTGGCAACATACCAAATTAGTGTTAAATATGGCTTATTTTGTTCGGTTTTGCAAGTATTATGATGTTAAATTGCAAGAACGTGACTCATTTCTAATATTTGAAACAGACAACAAAACCTCACGATCTATTCGCTCAACAATAGAAACCAACATAGTCCAATGATCCCGATATATCTCTGACCATGTTGACTTACTGACACCGACTAATTTTGCTAACGCTGTATCGGTATATTTATCAAGTGTTAGTATTTCCCCAAACCTTGAAGCTGTATCTTGTGCTGCTAACCATACCAATTGCATTAATCTGGCCGTTACCTTTTTAGTGACCCGTTTCCCTGATAGTAAGGGTTTAAACTGCTCCCACACGTAATTACATATTTCTACTTGATGATCATAATCCAAATCATATGCATAACAGTACAACAGCCATGCCTTATGAGCTTCATCTAACTTATTAACTGCACGACGCCATGAACTAAGACAAAATGTTGTTTCCAGTATCGGAGGTGTCGGTGATCTACTTACTCGTGTTTCAGTACATTTAACAGGATCCGATTCACGTATTGCCCCTGTACTATCACGCATTCTATTTCTTTTGAATCTACTCGTTCTTACTAATGCTGCACCTTGAAACGCATCTAATTGCCCTTTAGTTCCTCCGTTAATATTAGCTAATGCTAAGGTCACATTTGCTCGAAGATACTCTAAATATTGATAATTCATTCTGTTATCTCCTGCTGCCACATTAACCTAATACACCTAGGGCAAATGCCTTATTTACCAATTTAATAAAAAACTCTATTTGAGTTCCGTGCTCTTTTTCCCACTCTTTCGGGTCTCGGTGTAACTCACTATGATCTACGCGACATAAAGGAATGACAAAAAAGTCGTGGGGCTTTGTTCCCATACCGCTAAGGCCATAATCAATAATATGATGAGCATCATCAGAGATAGCACCACAACCACAGCAAGGCTGTGATTTAACCCATTGTAGATATTTATCATTTGTCCAGCGCAGTAGTTTTGGGGTCTTCATAAAGCTAGCTGGTGGCTCAGGATCTACAGTTAGTTTTAATATCTGTTTTATATCTTCAATATCATTAAACTCATCGCTGAGGAATGATGAAGAAAGAGAGATAGGCCCTACTGATTTATCGTTTAATGAATTAGGTACCGGAATAATGAGCATGCGCCCATTGAAGTTTGATAACTCACTCACTCCTGGTCGAAATATTACTAACCCCAAATCTGGTACCGTATTCGCTGTAAGTATGGAAGCCTTATGCATATGCTTTGTGCTCCATCCATTTGCCAGCAATCCAGTTAACCCCCTTAGCAGTGAACCTTGCCTGAGAAAATGAGTAAGCGGTTTCTTTTGTAACGCCTGTTTTCATTTCAAATCGTCCAGCATCAATATGCTGCTGATACGGGGTTAAAATATTATTAAGCCGATATGCAATTTTGTTATCCAGCAAAAAACATCTAAAGTCATTTTCTTTCGCTCCCAGCAACTTACATACTTGCCTAAAAGTCATTGAACCAGTTGCTTGTACGTAGCGATCAACAAAATCAACCTTAGGTGCTACCTCTATTAATTTTGACTCTAATTGCTGCTTTTCCTCAGCTAAATCAGCCGCCAACCTTAATGCTTCGGGTAATGTTTGTGGTAATGAGTTCCGGTTTTCTAACTCTTGCCAGCGATCCACCAGCCTTGCTGTAAATTCGGGCATTAATTGAGCAACAACGATAATGCTATCGCGCTTACCTTTTTCACCTGAAAACAAATAAAATGATACAGGTCTCCCTTCTGTAGGCTTCTCCCCCATTGGGGGAAAAGCGATAACACCGCGCTTCGCAAGGCGTTCTATAGATTGCTTTACTTTGTCATGCCGCGATTCGACTAATTCAGATATTTCTATACTCGTCACGGTTAATTCTTTCACTGATAACTCGTTCATATCTATACTCCCACCTGTTTACGCAACCGCATTTGCGCTTTTAGATACTGACAACTCGTTCATTCCATACTATTACTGCTGTAGGCTTATCATTTACCTCTGGCCCCTTTTCACCACAGCTGTGGCACTGAATGTAAAACCATGTTCTATAACTGTGGCTCTCGATGGTTATGTTTTCACTTCCACAATGAGGACAAGGGTAAATTTCGGCTATTTTGCTTTTCATCCAACCTTCCCCTCATGCTGAAGCTTTTTATTTTCAATAAACGCTAAATCTGTTCTAGCGCTACGTAATCTAGCTTTGGTGTTCTTTTCTTCTTTCAGTAAAGCATCAACTGATTTACGCAGTTCGTCACGCTTATCTAGCAATTCACTCATTCCTCGGATTACCGACTCGGCATTATTCGCCCTAGCTAACAGAACATCGAAAGCCTCAACAACACAGCCACAATCGTTGCATTCAACTGTCCTATGCTCTTCATCGATAATTAGTGAATGATGCTTACAGTACATTTGCTGCCTGTTTTTTCTTCCCTTTACTTCCGTGTCGATGGTAGGAACTGCATCACTAGGCGCTTTAAATTGAATAACATTGTCATCTGCACTCATTACCTCACCCCCGACAGCAATGCATTGAATTTTAATATCAATGGGTTATGCGTTTTCATTAACTCTTTAACATCACACTTAACATGCCGATTTGTTTTTGCTCTATATCTCTTGCTTTTATTATCTAGTTCGACTGTTTTCTCATAAGCATCTTGCTGAAGCACATAAATACTAAAAGCTCCTTCTTTTCTTCCTGTTTTCTTTATCGCTTTAGCTCTGAGCAAAAAATCTACCGTGATTTTTGTATGACTGTTAGATGATGCATATATGCTTCTGATTTTCTTAGTTGTTATTTCGTTACCCGCTTTGAATTCGCTCGCGATTCTTAGATACAAAGGAGTCATACCACCTCCCCTAAGATTGCCTTGCCTATCTCCATCAAACGATTTTTTGAGACGTGTGTCCCAATTGCCTTTGGCTCTACAAATGGACGCCAGATAAGAAGAATTGAGCCTTTACTATTGCCCTTTTTCTCTTTCCAGTATTGGGATCAACAAAATTAATACGCCCATCGATAATAGTTCGAACTTCATCAACGCTTTTTAGCGCCAACGAGTACCAGGATGTTGATTTATCCGCTGGCAATAACATCACTATTGGTTGGTTTTGCTTTGTGCATTGCTCTGCGGCTTTAGCGATCCATGGCTTTATCTTGCTGTAAGGCGGGTTACACCATATAGCGCCACGGCTTACCCAATCACTTTGTAATGCATTCTGTTCTATGGTTAAGAAATATGGACACAAGGCATTTTGCTCATTTGCGGCAGCATCTAACCAAAAACCAAACTCAAGCGTTAAAGCTTCAAATAACCACTGAGGTGTTTGCCAGCAATCCTTATCTTCTGGTGCGGTATTACTTGAATAAACAGCCATTAGATAACGCCTCGCTGCTGGTGGGATTTAACATACTCGCGCATATGCTTATAACGCTGCTGAACTTGAAAATCGTCAGCATAATGATTTAAGTGGCGAAACTTCCTGCAGGTAACTAAATCACGACGGGATTGATTCCATCTGTTACGAAGCTTGCGGATAGTGCACCATTTACGTAGCTGTTTGAACATGACAATCATGCCTAGCACGTCAACGCCATAAATTGTTTTAGTTTCACGGCGCATCATGCTGTCACCTCTTTCGCTGCTTGCTCTGCTGCTTGTTGCCAAATACCCATCCACGCTTTACGGCCCGTAAAATCTGACATGCTACGAACCCCTTGTTTTCCTGCTAATTCAGCTGCAATTTCCTCAGTGCGGTTTTTAGGTGTTAACCTAGAACCAATGATCCGCGTGTAAGCATTGTCACGTTCTACGGGGTCTACACTCACTTTTTGTCCACTGGCAAATTTGACAATGACCTTTTCCCATTGCTCACGAAGCTTAGAGGGACACAAAATGACTGAATGCCAGAAGTCATCAAGGGTAATGCGCTTGTAGAGTTGGCAAATTTCCTTGTGGCTGCGCCCGTCAATTTCACGCATCAGTCGAACTGTATTCGCCCATTCAGTGAAGTTAGGCTTGTCAGGCTCACCAATACCCCGCTCTTGAAATAGCCACTGCTTCCGCTCAAATAGCCATTGGACACACTCTAGGTCTTTTTCCGTTCCCCATTTTTTGAAGTTAGCGCTATAAATCACCGCCTCTGGGTAACGATTTAAAAAATCAATTTTTGACAGGTCGCTGGATTCGCTAGAATTCTGCGACGAAAGGGATTTATTGATCTGTAAGTTATTATCTGAGTTAAGATCTGTATAAAGATAGGAATCCGCATTTTCGACGTTTCCATGATTCTGCATTTCTGCGGTTTCCATTCCGCATTTTCGACGATTGGATTCGTCGATTTCGACGTTTCCATTCCTCATTTTCGACGTTTCAGAAATTGCAGGAAAAATCATTGAGATAAGTGCATCACCATCTAATCGATAGTGCGTTACTGGAGTACCGTTTACTTTCTTAGTCTTAGTTTCAATGATGCCGGGAAAGTATTTTTTACGTAATTTATCCACCAGCCTACGCGATTGCTCTTCGCCTGATAGCCCTTTAATTTCATCAGCAAGATCTTCATGGCTCTTATAAAACCATCCACCCTCTGCACTCGATGCAACACCTGACCAAAATACCAATTGATTCAGTATTGCAGCCAGAGCATGAGCTTGCTGATCACCCTTAAAAAACTCAAGGTAAGGCACAGGTATAACAATTACGTTTTTATGCCCTGACATTGCTTGCACAACATCAAATGTGTTAGTTGCCATACCTATCACCACTTTTAATCTTCGACTTCTGTGTAATCACGCTGAAATAACCAAAGTGGAACAAAGCACCGATGTGGATAATCGCCCCACATGAAGATGACCCGCTTTTGGTACGGATCCCACTCAATGACTTTAACGACGATACCGCGCCTATCTCGGAAGTAACGGTTAAGGTTTTTATGCTTTTCATTGGACATGTCCCCCTCTCCCACTACGGAAATAGTATTCAGCCCAACAACGTTTGAATTCACTGCTATCTTTGTCTACCAATTGTTGTTTAGTCTGGTAGTTGCCTGATTCATCAGCTAACGTTATGATCTCTACATATTGAATTGAGTCACTTTTAGAAGTAAGCAAACACTTAAATTGCTTTCTTGGCTGTAACTGATTTAAACTGTTCATAGCGTTCATTACTCCACACTTTGTTTTGACGCTCGGCGCTCGGGACCGCATATCCTGAGCGCCACCCTCTCTTAGTGAAATCATGGTTTCTCAGCCCTATATACAGTGTTGAACGACTTCAAAAACCCTTTTGAGTAAGAAAATATTTCCCCATGAGCGTTTTCCATTGCTATTAGCTTGTCGTCGGTAGCAAAACCAGCAGCAACACACTTTTGCATCAAGGCATACAGCGAACCGTACATAGCATCTAAATTCATTCGAATTTCGAACAAATCCACTTTATCTAAAGGCTCTGCCTTGATTTTTTCCATTTCCATTTGATTACGTCTCCACTCAAGGTAATCAAGTAACAAAGTTGTTCCTGATAACCTTTCCATTTCTTCTAACTCTTGAAGTTCAAAGAAACGACAGCCATTTTTTTCATATAATTTGTTGTTAAATGTGTTTTCTGACATACCTAGTGCGCCAGCCATTCCCGCACGTCCGTTCGGATATCCTTTGCACATTCCTTTAACAACTTCTCTCAGTGTTTTATTGCACATATCTACAATCCCTTTTTGGTTCTGGTAGTTATAATCTTTAGTTCAAATTGATATTTTGTTGCTCCATGAACTTGAGATTAGAATTATTGGTTTGTTGAGTTAGCTCTTTTTGGGCTAGAATTAGAACTAAAACCAAGAAAATGTTGGTGTACTGCCATTTCTCCAATTTTTGGAGAAAAAATATCAATAAAAATTTGATATCGTTCAGGTCTCGGCTGTTTGGCAGGTCTACCCGTTTTTTTCTCTATCATGATGTAGTTTCGATAAAGCACGCTGTACTTACATCCAAGCTTTTCAGCGATAGCTATTCGTTCAACCATTGGTAGTTTTTTAAAGTAATCTGCTAACTTCATTGGTTCCCCCTTTTATTTTAGAACCAATTATTAGCTCAAAAAGAACCAATGTCAATAAAGGATCATAATGGACATCACAAAAAAAACCAGAGCAGAAAATGTTAGATATTTAATTGCAGAAAAATGCTCAGGAAATAAATCAGAATTTGCTAGACGCATAGGCAGCTCAGTACAACATGTTAGTAAGATTCTTAGAGCGTTAGATCCTGATGCTGACCAATTAAAGGAAACAGCTAAAAAATATGTTGGGGATGACATAGCCTCTAGAATAGAGGAAGCCTTTGATTTAAAAAGAGGAAGTTTATCTTTAGGTAGTTTGGAAAATAGTAACCAAGATAATAAATTACAACTAGGGATAACCTCCACACCGTTAATTAGCTGGGAAGATATTCAACCATTTTTAAATAACAAACAGATATCAATGAGGTTAATTAGCGTTCCTGAAGGGCTATCCAGTAATTCATTTGTCACAAGACTCCCGTCAAGTGCAGGTAAATCGATACAAAGCCTAGCTTTACCAGGAGATATAATTGGAATCGACCTAAACGTTAATTTAAATGATATAGAAAATAATAATTATGTTATGGCTAAAATAGGTGGGAAAAATGAACTAACCTGCTGGAAAGTTAAGAAAATCGGACTTGAAACCCTTCTACAAAATGAAGAATTTCCCGACAGAATACATGAGGGAAAATGGGAATTTATAGGGCTAATTAAATTTTCGATTAGAGGAATCTAGTACCTTATTCATAGCCAACATAAAGCCTAAGTTGTCTTTTCTACAAGTTATTTTTTTTACTTTTTTAGTAGCTTCAATCTTATAGATTTTATGCTCTATCCCGTTTTGGTTAGGTGTGCTTATTCTAATAACCATTTCCTTAACCATATCAAACTCCATCGCCTTTATGCCATTAACTGTATATTAATACAGTTGCTCATTATTGCAAATTAATTTTATTTTTATCTTGACTATTGGTTCTAACTGAACCAATATTAGCTCATTAAGGGCAAACGATAGAAAAAGGAATAATCATGCAACTCTATTCTTCAAATGAACCATCGGTTAGTTTTGATTCAAGTATGACTCAAGAAGAAGCCCATGCTTGGATTATTGAAAGAGCAAAAGATCTTCAAAAATTGGACAATTTAAAAGCTCGCCAACTAGATCTGCAGCGTCAACTTGAAGCTCTTGAAAACGACATTTACGAACAAACCGTACGTTGTCAGGTGATTATTAGCGCTTAAATTATACATGGAGCAACGTATGCTTATTTTGACACGTAGAGTTGGGGAAACCCTAAAGATAGGTGATGAAGTTGAAGTTTCGGTTCTAGGAGTTCGCGGTAATCAGGTCCGAATAGGTGTTGAAGCACCAAAGAATGTGGCTGTACACCGTGAGGAAATTTATAAACGTATTCAGGATGAAAAAAACGCCAGTGCTAGTAAGTAGTTATTGATAGTTTTGGTGGTGACCTGAATCTTCCACACTACGAGGTTGATGATAATGTTCTATTCAGTAGCCACCCTTTTTACATCACACATAAGACCGCTGATATTTAATCAGTCCATACTAGGTAATATGTTTTAATTATTATTAGCGGTCTTATTTGTGGAGTAATAACCTAATTATGAGGATCTACTCATGAGTGAAGATAGAAAAACAAATATACCTGAATTTTTAGGTGAATTAGATGCAGGAATATTTGAAAATAAAGTTGCAGCTGTATTAAATGATGTTGCACTAGGTGTTATAAATCACGCAGGGAAAGGCAAAGTTATTATCGAAATGGATATCTCTCGAATGAATAATTCAATCGAGGAAAAGCGAGTATTAATCCAACATAAACTTAAGTTTACCGCACCAACACCTAAGGGAAAGAGATCGGAAGAAGATACTACTGAAACGCCAATGTACGTAAATAAAGGCGGTAAGCTTTCGATTATGCAAGAAGATCAGGGGCAGCTTTTTTCAATTAAAGGCGAACCTGACGGGAAATTAAAACAAGTTAATTAATTTCTTTTTTATTTAAAACTCAATCTTTAAAAATACTTTATTAAATAAGTAGGAGCTTTTATGTCTCAATTAAATGGTGATGCTATTTCCCAAATTACAGAACTAGCTATTTCCGGTGTTCGTTTAGGTGCTGTAGAAAATATGCCTTGCCCTGCTGTTGCCAAACCTGAAGGGCTTGAAATTGTAAATCTTGAAAAGTATCAACATAATCGTTACCGCTTTCGTGGCTCATTAAAAACCACCAGCATTAGCGATTTTGTTAAATATAGTATTGGTTATTCTTATGCGGATGGTGTTCGCTGTTTTATCGATGCAGAAGATATGAGCGCAAAAACTATCTTTAATCTCGGTACTATTGACGATCCTGGTCACGCGGATAACTCTGCTGTAATTGGCCTGAAAAAAACATCCCCTTTTTCTGCTGTTCTATCCGTTAATGGACGCAGGCAAGGACAAAAAGAGCTTGCTGAGTGGTTGGAAGATTGGCGCGAATTCTTATTAGCTTTCGATGCTGAAGGTAATGTTCTCGACATTAAGCAAGCTATTGGTGCTGTCCGTCGAATTACTATTGAATCAAGCCGTTCATCCGATCATGAAGATAGCGATTTTTCGGCTAAGCGTTCAGTAATGGAAAATGTAGAAGCAAAAAGCAAAGATATTATGCCTGCCGCTTTTGAGTTCAAATGTACTCCATATGAAGAATTGCAAGAACGCGCAATTAAACTTCGCTATAGCATTTTAACTTCACACGATACGCCAGCATTAGTTCTTCGTATTGTTCAACTTGAAAATTTAGAAGAGCAAATGGCGCAGGAATTTCGTGATCTACTTGCTTCTAAATTTGAAGGCACTCAGATCGAAACATTCATTGGGAATTTTTCAGCTTAATTAATTTATGCGCCACTAGTTTAGTGGCGCTATTTGTAGTGTGGAGATTTGAACATGTCATATATTTCAACTTTTACAGGAAAGCATTTTAACTTTATCAATATCAGTGCGGATGATATCGATATTAATGATATTGCTCAGGGTTTATCTAATGAATGTCGCTTTGCCGGGCAAATTAGCCAATTCTATTCTGTAGCTCAACATTCTGTTTATGTTAGTCAAATTGTACCGTCAGAATATGCGTTAGAAGCATTACTACACGATGCATCAGAAGCCTATTGCAAAGACTTACCTAGCCCACTAAAAGCGTTGTTACCGGAATATAAAGTAATAGAAAAAAATGTTCAGGAAGTCATTTGCTACAAATGGGATATACCAAGAACTATTAGTGGTGTAGTTCACTATGCAGACTTAACTATGCTAGCTACAGAACGTCGCGATCTAGAAGTTGATGGTGATAATTTCTGGCCTATTTTAGATGGAGTACCACCAAGTGACCTTATCACTATAAATCCTCTGTTACCTATTCAAGCAAGAGCGATGTTTATTCATCGCTATAATCAATTAACAGGAATAACCCCTGAGTTTGAGGCCGATATAAGACTTATTGAAATTTATGCTCATGGTGCACATGGATATATTTTTAATGATACTAAGAATCGATATATCGATGGTGCCCCAGTTCAAACACCCAGAGTTATTAATTTTGATACATATCTAGCAGACGGTTATATCCAGACAATTAATTCTGCTTACAGAATTATTGTGTGAGGGATTTATGATTATCGTGAACTCTTACTTTAGCGGAGCTGGCCTAATGGATATAGGCCTCTTACAAGCAGGGATCAAAATAGGGCAAGCTTTTGAATTGAACAAGTCCGCCTGTAAAACCTATCAACACAATTTAGGAAATCATGTCAAAGAATGCGATATAACCCAAGAGTTAGTTTTAGAACAAGAATCATGTGATGGAATGATATTCACCTATCCATGCACTAAATACAGCACTATTGGTGACATTCATGGAGTCAGAACTGGTGATGATTTGTTTCTTCACGCATTACGCCACTTAGCAATAGCTAGACCAGAGTTTTATGTTGTTGAGAATGTGCCCGGCATGAAGGCATTCCCTGTTGTCATGGAAGCTATGCAAAAAATGCCTGATTATTATGTGAATGTATTTTGCTCTATTCAATCAGAAACTTGGCTACCACAAAAACGTAGCCGATTAATTATTATAGGCACTAAAAAATATTTTAATCCACGACCACCAGTTAAGCATAAGCCAATTAATTTAGCAGATGTTTTAGAAGTTGAACCAGATATTAATATTCCTAAATCTGTTTATTCAAGAATAAATGGTGAATACAGAGATTTACCTATTATTAGTGACCCTAGTAATGGAGATTTAGCACCAACTTGCGTCGCACATTATGCTAAAGATAAAAGCACTAGATTAGTAGCTGATAAAGACTTCCCAATGGGGGTTAGACCCTACACTGTTCGTGAATATGCACGACTACAAGGCGTTCCCGATTGGTTTCAATTTCCAGTAAGCCAAACAGAGGCATACCGCCAAATTGGTAATGGTGTGAGCGTTCAGGTAGGCGAATGGGTAGGCCACGAAATTAAACGCTATATTGCAAGGGTAAAATGAATATGAAAGATAACCAAAATATACAGAAATTAAAGTACGAATTATTTGTTCTAGCTGCGGCAATGGTTGCGGTGAGCATTTAATCACCATTGGTGACAAAATTACTCTTTGTTTTTCTTGTATCGATGAAGCCAAGAAAAAAGTTGATTCGGTTCGCAAGGAAATATCACTAAAACAAATTAGCGAACTAGATGTTTTTCTAGAAAAGATTGAAGGTGGCACTTCAATGTATGAGATCGCTGAAAAATTACATGACGCTGGATATAGAAAGGTTGAGTGATGGATAAATCAATTATTAATTATCTGCAAGAAGATGATTTAAATAACCTAAAAAGATTTAATGAAACTTGCGAGGATAGCCAACCATACGATGTAACGAAAGATAAAATGCAACGCTTAGCTGAATTAGGTGTCGTTCGTCGCCATAGTAAAAGCTATTACAGCATTACTAGCTTTGGTATGTATGTATTAAACCAGAATGACGACCTGATTAAATTACCACTTAAAACTGAATCCGATTATAACGCTGACTTCATATTTAGCTTAGCTAACAAAATTAGAGGTTCATCATGATAGATAAATCAAGGCAGCAATTTGAAGGAGAATTCACCAAAAGGTTTCCATATTCTTCTGATGGAGCATTAGATCTGACTATCAAAGAAAGTTTTTGGGCGTTCTGGCAGGCATCACGAGAAAGCTTGGAAATTGAATTACCAAAAAAATGCAATGTATCTATAGGTGGAGATGTCAAAACAAAATATTATTTCAATGGAATAAATGAAGGCATTACCAAGTGTCAAGACGTACTAATTAGTAATGGAGTGAAAATAAAATGAAATATAAACACTTAATGGTAGATCTAGAGGGAATGAGCACGCATAACAATGCAGCCATTGTTTCTATTGGTGCAGTAGCTTTTGAACCTTCAACTGGTGAGATTGGGCCTACATTTTACCTAATTGTCGATTTAAGAAGTTGTGAACGTGCGGGCCTTCATATCGATGCCGATACCGTCCTTTGGTGGATGAGACAAAGCAATGAGGCTAGAGCGGAAATTGTTGGTCTTAATTATGAGTTAGAAGAAGCACTAGCCGACCTAAATCTTTTTGCCGAGAGAGTTCTGACTGATGATGTTCAGGTGTGGGGTAATGGCGTTGATTTTGACAATGTTATTTTGCGTAACGCATATGATGCAGTCGGTTTAGATCCATTCTGGAAACATTGGAACAATCGCTGTGTTAGAACGATTGTAGAGCTAGGCCGTAATGCTGCTATTGACCCTAAGCGCACGCTCGAATTTGAAGGAGAACAACACAACGCATTAGCTGATGCAATCCATCAGGCTAAGTATGTGTCTATTATCCACCAGCATTTAATTAAACCAGTTAACGACGATATCTAATATTTAAATCTGTATGCGGCAGATAGTGGAGATAAATATGAACACAGTGTTTTTGCTTATGGCTGAATTTGAAACCTCACAGATACCTCTTTCGGTTGTCGCTGAAAAGTTTCTAAATCTAACGCCATCATATGCAGATAGGCAGGCTACTTTAGGTAAACTACCTTTCCCTACATATAGGGATGATAGCCAAAAGGCACCTAGGATGGTTCATATTTCCGATCTAGCTGAATGGATTGATAAAAGAAGGAGTGAAGCAAGGAAAGAATTTAGCAAAATATACTCATAAGTAAACCTATAGGTAATAAAAAAACGAAACCTAAATTGGTTTCGTTTCTAAACTAACTAAATTATTTTTTTATTATCTTAAACGATGGTATTTCAAGAAGCGGAAGTAACACATCTTTGAGTCCCACACGACTTGATAAACTATATACATTTTCTCGAACATAAGGGTATAAGATAAGTGGAGCATTCCTTTTTGCCCAAGACTCTATATTCCCTATCTCAAATTCATCTGTATTAACAGAAAATTTACCCCGTATATCAACAATTAAGCGTAATGGATAATCATCATCATCATCACCAATTGTAGCTTTTACCTTTACATTGATAGTTTTATTTTTTTCATCAAAATCAGTATAGCCACTTATTAAAGATAGCTCTTCAATTTCTAAATCATCTCTAAAAGCTGATGAATTTCTAGCTTGAAAAGATAACTCAATAATTTTTAAATCAACTAACTGAATAGCGTGTTTTTTAATTTCCATTTACGCCGCCAATGCATAGTTTTCATCGTTAGCTGCTTTGACATTTTCAACTATTTGCTCATATAGTTGATATACCAAATCATCATAAAAAATCAT